CTTGCGGTCCGAACTGATTATCATCCCCATAATAGGAGTAACCCCATGCTGTGTGATTCGTATCTGTGCATGAGGCGTCTCTGAGTAATTGGGCATCTGGCCAAACAACGGGATACCCAGCGATTGCCGAAGCATAGCTATCAACCATCTTATCATAACAAACCTCAAATTTCTGAGCTTCATCCGGGAGATAAGTTAAATTAACTCCTCCGGGATCATTTTGAGACTTTAAAATTAAATGAGGAGTGTAATTATATAATGCGTTGCCTGAATTAATGACAGTCATGATATATTTGTTACACTAAATCAAACACATCTTGCTCTAATTTTGACATCCAATAAGGACAACCTTCATAATACCTCTCCTCTGAAGACTCTCCGTCTTTAATATTTAGCTCATCCTTTGAATATGCAGACCTCTTTACTTTATTGTCTTTCCCAAGGATGACCCAGTACTTAAAAGGCAATCTGTATTGACATATATACGCAGGAACCTTGTCTCCTTTTTTGTCTAAGACAAATTCTCCTTTGGATTTTTTATAGCCTTCCCTCCCGCATTGAAGGCGACCTCCGAAGGTTCCGTCCTTAGGATAACCTCTATTGTCAGCATGTTGTTCCGCCGCATAATTACTTTTCCCGGCCTCTTCATCAAAGCTTTCTAAATAGGATTGATACATCGTCAATTGATGCTCAAATCCCTCTAGTTCATCATCAGAAAGAGATTCCATTTGAACGACCCCTTTGCCCGGCTCATCAAATAAATTTTTTCCAAGATCAAATTTTAAAAATATAAATTCTGCTTTTCTATTCTTATATTTGGAGTATATATGTTTAACCGCGAGACAATACATCAAGTCTTGCATGTTGTCTTCTATTTCTTTGCCCTTGAATACCTGCTTGCTTGACTTGAAGTCCCTAATGATTGCTTTTCGTTTTTTTGAATAAAGAAATAATTTATCAATAAATCCTCTTATTCTGTATCTTTTTTCTCCATCATCCACTTTGATATCAAATGATTTTTCCGAAATAGCTTCGGTGGGTTTACCCTCATCTTCACCGAAGAAATCATAAAGCAATCCACTAACTATCATGGAATCCATGTCTTCAAAGTCTTCTCTTTCAGTGACGCCAAGCTTTTTTGCGTAAGTATTAACTAAACGCTCCACGGCTCTAGAACAAGAGACTTCCCCTCCTTTTGCGATGAGGTTAAAGTGTTTTTTATGCCTTTTGTTCCCGAGTAATTCAAAAACATTATGACAAATAGTACCCTTCTTCGCCCCAAGATTGCTTTTATCCGGCAACCCAAGTTTATATTTGCACCAATAAACCCAGCTACATTGCTGCGCTGTTTTGATTCTACTAGCTGATAGAGCAATATCCATAATCAAGATATAAATTTTCTTAACCTATTAACCTTTGACTTATAAGAAGCAGGGAGAAAGCCTGACTTAAGTAGAAGATCTGAAGACTCAAGTATTTTTTCTTGTTGTTTTTTCTGATCAATCACAACCCGTTTTTCTTGCCATTCCTTAAAATCAGATTCATCCATGTCCCCGAAATCATTTTTAACAGGAAGGCAAATACTTAACTTATTAATATCAAACCCTCCTATTAATTTTAAATAATTTTTTATGGACGCTCTTAATCCTGTGTTTTCTTCCTTAGAGTCATCATTGTTGAGCGAAAGAATAATGTTGTTGACGTTAAGGGAAACTAAAGAACAAATAAGAGAAGGAGATACCTCAAGGCCAAATATTACCAATACATTTCGAATGCCAGCCTCATGAAATCTCAACATATCCCCTAAACTTTCAACCAAAATTACTTCTCCTGCGGATTCTATTGAATCTTTAACTGGAAATTCTCCATCTTTTTCTGAATAAAGAGGGTAAATCCATTTGCTTTTAACGCCTATATGTTTCCATTTTGGACGATTGCCGGAGGAATTGTCGGTCATATCTCTGCCTGAGAACCCATGTATCTCCCCGTCTTCGTTGAAGATCGGGAATACATACCTTTGGTACATCTGTCCCGCAGTTGCCATCCCCCCGTCAAAGAAACGAAGGGTTTCTGAATTAACCCCCTTCTCATTGTAAAACTTATCATGAGGAAGCAGTTTGCTTAAATATGATTTGGGATATATTTTTTCCATTTCTAATTTCTTAGCCTGCTCCGTGAAGAAAGATGACTCTCCTGAAGAGTATTTTTTAATAAATTTTGAAATTTCATTAGAATCGTTTGTTTTTAAACTGGCGGAAATCAACTTCTCGAAAGGAAGGAATGGGGTCTGAGCAACATAATCCCTCCAGCATCCTGTGTCTTTATAAATATGCAAAGAAGTTTGGTTGTCCCCGCCTCTATATACAGCCGAAGTTCTCCAGTATCTACCATTGTCATTCAGTTTGTAACCTAAAGACTGAAGAATCTCTTTGATTTCCTCAGTTGTTATCTCTGAATAAGTCTGGTACGTCGTCGTCATGGTCTGTCTCTGGGTGGTGGTCTCCAACTCCACGGTGAACCAGCAAGTCTCGAAGGTCTCCTGTTTCAGTGATTCCGAAATTACTAAAATCCAAATTAATAAAATTTTTCCTCAAAGAGCCGTCTTCCATTCTAATGGGTTGAATGGCGCCATCAATATCTTGACCTAAATGCCTCGCCTTTACATTGATTAATTTATGAGAACCGAAATTATTATCTTCCACTAATTCCTCGGTAACCTTTTGTCTTAAGATAAACATATGAGAACAGAACTGAGTTATCCTGTCTGAAAGTGACACTATGCTCTCGTCGTCTACTACATTACTGGCATTTCTATTGTTTGTTATTCCGTATCTATTGCTCTGTACGCTTGTGATCATCGAAACAGTCGGGCCATTGTCAAAAGAAAGCTCTTTTTGTATTAATCTTTTGAACTTATCCACCATTTCTCCTACTATTTGCCACTCCCCTTTAGAGGAAGCGGCCTTTTCCGAAGTGGTTTTAATGTAATCGAAGCTAAATATCATGGGATTTCCCCTCCCCACCTTGGAATAATAAAAACGACGAATCGAATTTGTCATAGAATCCACCGTATCTCCCCCGCAATTGTAATAATGGAGGTTCATGTCGCGCACCTTGGGCCAAACGCCTCTGACACGCTTGCACACCTCTTTCCCGGCGCTTCTCCAGTTTCCTGTCTCAATTAGGTGGAGAGGAACACGACTTAAAGACGCACATTGCCGACATATCAGGTCTTCCTTGCTCATTTCTCCATTATCGAAGTGAAGAATCGGCACGTTCTTATATTTTTGAGAAACCTTTGTTGCGAAATCAAGACAAAATGTAGTTTTCCCCACTCCTGATCGAGCAACAACCACCGTAATATCTCCCGGCCTCAACAAAGAGCCGTATATCTGATGCAGTCTATCGTGAGGACCCTCATATCCAAAATCAGAAATAGGATTATTACCCCTCTCTTCTACGAATTCCTCCATGGTCTCAAAAAGATTTTCAGGAACATTGTCGGAAGAATCGTAAAGACTTATTTGTTCGTTGTATAGTTTATCCGCCTCCGAAACTATAGTTTCATAACTAGAATCGGCGCTCATATTTTTCATCTTTTTGGAAACTGTTTGGCAAGTTTCAGATATTTCCCTTCTAACCGTGATCTTCTTTAATTCTTTTGCGGATTTAATGACACTCTCAGGAGACGTCTTCCTCATCGAAAGGGCTTTGAGGTAATCCGATACGTTTATATTATCTTCAAAAGATATGCCGAGAGAATTAATTCGCTCAGATAAAATCACATGATCTATACCATCGCAGGACTCAAGAGCGTTTCTCAATAAACAATATATCGTTTGATGGACACTAGTTCCATCTGAATAAAAGTCATTTTCCCCAATAAACGGAGCTATCTCCGGGTATTTTTCTTGGTGTTTTAGTAATGAAGCTAAGAAATGCTGTTCTAATTCGTAATTGAAAATCATTATTTACTATGAAAACAGAAACAGGCGGAAAGGTCAAGTTTTTATTACTCGATTTCGTCTAGCCCATCCGTATTATTCATAGAGTTTTCCTGCTCTTCAATCTGTACGAGGTATTTTTCCAAGGCCTTTCTTAATCCCATGTCAACTATTTGACTACTACTATTATTGTAGACCAAAGCTCTCCCCGAATCATCAACGAAGCTTAATATAAATCCTTTTCCAATGTCTTCTCCCCCTGTGAATTCATAAAGTTGATTCAAGAAGGTCTCCGGTATCGTAAAATCAGGAAGATTGTCTGGATCGAATTCTTTCATGCTTTGTATTACACTATTATATGTCCATTCCTAGTTTTTTAAACAAATCTTTAGTTAAATTATCCCCCTCTAATATCTCCACCAACAAGATATTATTCATATCGCAATATTTCTTCTTGTCTAAGTCCCGCTTAACCTGATTTAAATAACCCATCTTTCTCTTGCCGTGGAAGTAAGGGACGTATTTATGGTGCTGTCTCCCTTGAACTTCTACCGCTATTTTCTTGGTGGCGTTATAGAAATCCAAGGTCATCTTCGTGCCTGCCACGGGAAACTCCTCGAAGACGGCATGGTTTTTCCAATATGAATACAGAAAATCCTTTGCGTTTTTCTGGAGAATGCTTCTGCTGGGCTTCTCCCAGTCTATTAAATACTTATTTACCTTGGGGATTCTTCTCTTCGCTCCCCAAATTGTAATAAACTGCATATGGTTATATTAAAAAACCAAGTAAATATTTCAAAATATTAATCCTAAATAGCTGTGCCTTCTAAGTAATAGCCGGGTTGCTTGGTACCTTCCCCGTTGCCTGCGGAAGCCCAATCTGGGTCTGGATTGCCACTGGGGTTAAAACCCATTTCACCATAAAATGCCTTCATGTAGTCAATGCTATGTTCCTTTCCGCCATCTTTATAAATATACCATGATTGTGCGCCGGCCCTAGGACAATTAGATACATTAGCATCGCTGCCGATAAACCACAGACCTGACACATTCATCTCAGTTTGTGGGGCCAAGATAAGAGACATGGTCGTATAGTAATAACTATCCCTCAATACTATGCCCGGCCCAGTGTGGGAAACCCACCGAACCCCCTCTATAACATATGTATTATTTGTTAAGTTTTTAAAAATTTTGGCAGTAACTTGCAAAACATTCGATGTCGGGAGGATTAATTCCGAGGGAATAGGCAATGAAGCTCCTATATTATTTATATAAGTATTCCCGCCGAAAGCATTGTTGCCTGTGTCCCCATAATCCACCCTCCCCAAGAATTCTCCTGCTCCGGTAGAAGAGCCGCCGGAACCACCGGTGGAAATGGTCTCGGTGCATATATATAACACGGTCTTTGGAGTACCGCCGGTCGGGTTCCATAGATGAACATTCTGGGTGCCGGGGACAGTAGGCCGGGTTTCGTTGGATGCTGCCCAACCTTCATTAACACAAAAAGCTGTAAACGTACCTAAATTACATTTAAATGAAAGAATTGCTGAGTCATTCGAACCGGATTTGCTGTCAATATAAAACTTTGTCCGTGCTTGTTCCTTCCTTGGTGCAGACCACCCCGAAGACGTGTTCGTGAATCTACCATCTAGATGCTCTTGGGCTTCGGCGGTTAATTCAATTGTATCTGGGTCTATGTCTAAAATATATCTATAGTCCCAATTCCTTGCGCCGGCGGGATTGAACGTAGAGGCACCGGACAATTGCACTATTGCTCCCACAGAACCCAAAGCCGCTCCACCGGAGCCGCCGGAGCCGCCGGAATTTGGTCGCAAGACCTCAATCTCCACCACAGCGCGGGATAGACTGCTTTGCGAACCCTCATGTGTGATAAAGGATGAAGCTAAAGTAAAAATACCATTTCCCACATCCTTAGTTCCAATCATCCAATCATAACCTACATTAACCGTAAAAGGATCCGGGAGGGTCTGTTTGGGTAATATACCCTTCAAGTGCGTCATCAAAGCACCAAAGTTATTTTTTGTGTGGGTCTTTTGATATGTGATAATGTCCCCGGGTTGCCATACATAGTCTGGAAACGCCATCCCATTAATGGACTTAGGACTCCCTGGCATGGATGCGTTTGGGGTCGCTTCAAGGGAGAGTGTATAGCAAGAATGGTGAATACCATGCAGAACTAAATGTGTTGAATTTCCAGCTCCGTTGAAGGTTGTACTAGCAACACCCTGCTG